TACCCGGCCTCGGTTTGTTTCTGAGTGAGAACAGCGTCGTACAGCACTTCTAGTGCGTCCTCGTACAACTGCTCAGTTTCAACCAAACCCGCTATGCCGAAAGAGGTCAACTCGATGATCGGCATGGCTAGTTGGGTTGGCCGGCGGTCGTGTCGCACACCGCCGATCCTGCGAACATTCAGCAGAGGGAACTCCCGATAGTCAATGTCTTCAACCCAAGAACTGACTTTCACATCGGGAAAAGCTTCCCGCAGGATGGGGATGACGATTGCTTGGATACGTGGTATCCGCGACATGTTCACTCCCTTCCTATGCTTGTATGTACGCCCCGGTCATGATGTAAAGCCCAAATGGGGCTTTGGTTTTGACGTGGGAGAGTCTTCCTCCGGGTCCGAACACACCAGAAGGTGCGTGACCGTATTCCAACGCCATAGCGCCCATCTTGTACGCCTCCAAGTTCACGAAAGCGTCCACAGCGCCGTCCTCGACGGTGATCTTCGTTTTGTTGCCGGGGTCCGCGATCTTGAACCACTGTGTCGAAGCCCGCGCTGAATCCAGCCGCACTTCCGCGATCCTGCCGATCCTGCGTGCCTCAGACTTAACCTCGTTATGCACACCGGGCATGTTGGCGACGATCCCGTTCAACACCTTTTGCGAATACAGTTGCGCCACTAAAACCTCCGCAACACATACGTCAAATGCGCCGTCCTCGGAGAAGCCCTGAAATGCATCGCATCCCCGTGGACAGCCCACCGAACACCCATCCACTCAACCTGAGACTGGGCACCCAACACACACTTAAACCCGCGAGGGAAACGAAGCGAATACATCTTCTCCGTTTCAAAACCCTCGTTGTCCTGCTCAGCCCTACGGGCAGAAGTGCCGGACTGGCCTATCGGCTGGATACGAGCCCTGGCGTGGAACCCGCACTTAGCAGGCTGGGTTTTGATGTTCCCGTCAGCGTCCTCAACAACTTCCTCCGGGTAAACGATCACACACTGGTTACCACGATCCAGAAGACTCACAACAGCCCCCTTAGAGCACCTTCGGCGGCGCGTTCACGTTGACAACCAAAGCGCCAGCAGCGAACTTCGCTCCACCACCGTGCATGATCGTCAACAAGTCGGGCTGCGGCTTGCGATCCTCGAAGATGACGATGCGACGGCCATCCTTGTCGGACGCCTCCCACAAAACCTTCGCTGGTCCACCGGAACCGGACTGCACGTATGTGCGGGCCGGGGTGGTGGCTACAGAAGACACACCCAGATAGCGGCGGTCCCCATCGAGCTTGGGGAAGGTGGTTTTGTCGTTGCTGCCGCTACCACCGGCCCATCCCGCTGACGCGCTCTGAACCCAGTTGCTTACCGTCACAGAGTTTGAGGCGAACGTGTACGTCGGATTACCGGCACGGCCAGTCAAATTCAACCCGGTAGTGCAAGTGACCACAACCTCCTGCGGACCCTGACCCGGTGTGATCGGCAAGTCGTAGTACTGCACCGCGCCGCGAGTCGCATCAGTGGCGCTGCCGCCGGTCAGGAACTCGTTGCGGTAGGTCATCGTCTTGCCGCCGTAGGTGACTTTGATCGTCCACTGCGAACCACCAGGAACCACAGACGGGATCGTGTAGGCCAGGAACACGAAGGCGTAATCGTCAAACTCACCAGGGGTGTGCATGTATCGGTTCGTCATCGTGTTCAGCGGCGTGACAACGTACTCGCCCTGGCCGACAGCGGTGTTGGAGACACGCACCAACGCCGGGTCGGGTAGCGCCAAACCGCCGCCAGCAGCTTCCAGGGCTGCCAGGCGGCGATCAATCTCTGACAGAGCAACCGGAGCAACCTTGTCAGCCTTCAACACATCCACATCTGTTTGCATTGAGCGAATCGCAGCCGTGATAGCTGTGTGGTCACAATCCCCCCCGGGGGGGAGTGTCCGGTTGAAGGTCTGCGCGGCACCTGTGCGGGTCCGGTCACCGAAATGCGTTGTCACTTACTTACCTCCTGGGAAGTCGATGCCGGTGGCTTCGACCAACGCCGTCAGCAGATCGTTGAGCAGCCAGAACATCTCAGTGATGGACTGCACCGTCGCAGTCGGCCCGTTCATGGCATCCATAACGTCCCGCACCAACTTCTGCAATTCGTTGTGGTTGGTGTACACACCGCTGAACAGGTCGACAATGGAGTTCTCCCACCGCTCGAAGAAGGCCTTATCGACGTACTTGTCGATCACGAAGGCGACAATCTCCGCGTCCTGAGCCTCAAGCCGCACAGTCTCATCAACCGCGAACGCAGCCTGCTCACGCAGAGAAGCGATATCGGTTTCAGTGATCTTCTTCGCCAACTCGGCTTCCAGCGTGTCGATACGCGCCAACAAAGGAGCCAACGCCGCCTCAACAGCAGCCGTATCAACACCGGACGGGTCAATCGCATCATCGACCGTCAACACCCGCTTGCCGTTCACCGACAACGAACCGTCAGGCAACTCCATGTCCAAAGACACAGGCTTATTCGGGCCGGAAATATCCAAACCCTCAATGCTGACCTTGCCGTCATCAGTGTTCAACCTGATGCTCTTCGGCATCGCCTTGAACTGAGACTGGATCGCCTGCTGGATCATAGGGCCGAACTCAGTGAGTTTTTCTTCCAGCAGTTCCAGCACAGCCGGTTCACCCAAACCGGGAGCAGGTAGATTAGAGACAGCCGCAGCAATCGAAGCCTCAACCTGCTGCAACGTCACACCAGCAGACTGCGGGACACCCGCAATCGCAGTATCAATCAACGTCTGGACCTGGGCCTGGGTCAGACCCCCAGTGACCACCCCGCCGCCTAGTGACCCGCCACCATTCGGCAGGACACCGTAATCATCCTGAAGTGTTTGGTAGATCAGTTTCTTAACACCGATCACCGTGAAAACTGTTGTCATACCTTTTTAAACCTCCGACTCGCCCAACACAGTGATCCCGTTACCCAACAACACCGAAGGCACCAAAGTCGTCAAACGGTTCCGGTAAACACCCAGCATCGCCCACTCATCAGAAGTCAACATCAACTTCCCCGTAGCAAGGTCTTTCGACAACTGGTAGGTGTAATTACCGTCCGTTTCACTGACATAGCCCTCGGGATTGCGGGCGAGCCGCAGCACCGCATCAGCCTCAACCTGAATCAAATCTTCGACATCAATCAAACCGTCAGCGAGACGATCATCAAGATTGGGCACCCTGCGACGAATCAGACGCTCAACGTCCTCCAAGCGAACAGAAACAAGTTCCCGTTCCTCGCAGGACAAGTCGCGTGACCAACGCACCGCAACATCATCAACGGATGCGTAAGCCATGCGTCACTCCTCGTCGCTAACAGGTTCCTCAACAACAGCGGCGGGCTTCCTGGCGGCACGCTTACGCGCCGGCTTAACCGGTTCGGCAGCCTCAGCGGGCTCCCAACTGCCAGTCTTCACAAGTAGTTCGGCCAGCGTGTCGGGAACTTCAGCCTCGACACCGTTAGCTTTGTTTTTGATCTTCATATTTCCTCAACTGTTCTTCTAGCTCGGCAACTCGTTCCTCAAGCCGCGCAATACGCCGGATATATCCCGTTCGCTCAACCATCTCAGCAACATTGTTGATGCTCGAAAGGGCCTGTAGATGGTCAGGATTAACACACAAGCGGTTAGCGCAAGTGTGATGAATCGTCACACCATCAAGGTTCTCGTCAGGGTGGAACAAACTGTAGGAATACCTATAGGCCATGACGGTTCTTGACCTGGAATCGGTCGGTATCTTGTTCAGTGGGAATGTGCCCCTCTTGCAAGATGTCCAGTTCCAGCAGCCCGCCAAAGTCCCTAAGATCAACACGATCCCAAAATCGGTCTTCCTCCGACCAGTCAAGACGCAACTTGCGGAGTGGCACTAAAGCCTGACCCTTTGCGCGCTGGTTGGCGTGCCCGATACACAGTTCGCCCCTGCGTGGCTTGTCGCAACCTTGGAACGAGCAGCGAGGAGGGGCCGGGGTTACCGGCCCCTCCAACACCGCGAGGGTCACTTGACCAGTTTCACAAAGCTCTCGGGGTCGTTGACCAGGACACCGAACTCGGCCTCCACACGGACAGCAACCAAGTTGTTCTGCCAGAGTGAAACCAGACCGGAGCCGTCACCATTAGCGGACAGATCCAGGGTTGCCTGGTCTGAAACGTCGTAAGACAGACCGCCGATTTGGCCCCACACAATCTGGGTCCAATCGCCCTGGAAACCAAGAACACCGGTATCGGTGTTCGGCTTGGTGGGGTCGGTGACGTGATCCGACAGGAAAGTCGGACGCCCCAGAACCCGGCCCTGCCGGAACGGGGAGTTGATGTCGGTGTAGGTCGACTCGATGAACAGCGGACGATCAACCTTGTCCTTAGCCGCGTTCAGAACCGGCTCGGCAATGTCATCGAACAGGGTGCCGTTCCACTTCTTGTTGTCAGCAACCAGAAGCGACAGACCCTCATTCAGTTGATCGAACGCGGTCGAACCCGCCCCGCCAAGCTGAATGGACTTCCCGGTGTCGGCAACACACTTGCCGAACGGGCTGTCAACACCGTGCAGGACAGCGCCGTCGAAGGCAATCGCAATCGCCTCAGCGACCTTCTGCCGCATGGTGTTCAGGTAGTTCGCGGGGTTAGCACGCACAACCTCGGAGCTTGCCGCGAAGATCGTAGCGATCTTGTGGGGGACGATGTCCTGCTTGGTCATGTCGCCCTTGGTGACAGGCTTCTGCTCACCCTCACCAACCCACTTGGCCCGAACATCGCCGGTCCAGTGCGGGATACGAACACCAGTCGGACCCAACGGAATCCGACGAGCAAGCTGCTGAACAACAGAGGTCTTTTCGATCTCGGCGAAGTAATCCTGCGCCAAAATCGGGTCCAGGTAACCCTGGAACATGGTATCCCCGGTAAGCGCAACAGTGCTCGGGGTATTGAAAGCTGGCATATCTTTAACTTCTTTCTAATGAATTAGAGTCTCAAGCGCCGACGATCCGCTTCACAGTCTCCAAAAGTGGATCACCGTTCAACGGAAGAACATTGCCTGAACCCTGTGATGGGTCAACAGGACGCTCCCTCGCAGGAGCCTTGTCCAGAAGCGACTTAACCCGCTTCACGCTCTCCGAAATCGTTTCCTCATCAGAGCCCTGAATCAGAGCAGCCACATCAAGGATGTCCTCAGTAGGAATCCCCTCAGAAACAACCGCCTTCAACTTCAACAACTCCACACCACGAACAGACAGTTCGCCTTTGAGTTCATTGAACGCGGACTCACGCTCCGAAAGTTGCCCCTCGTAATCGCGGATAACCTCGGCCTTAGCCTTCTCCACCGCATCATTACGTTCGGTGCGGTACTTAGCGGCCTCCTGCCGAAGCCCCTGAACATAATCAAGGGAGAAAGTTTCAGGCGCAGCAACCTCCGGGGCCGGCGCTGAAACAGATTCGGTAGTAGCGGTATCGGACATAGTTTCGCCTCCTGGGCGTTAGTTGAGAGCCCATCAAGGGCTCACGGGTTGAAAATGGTTAAGCGGCCTGCAAAGCCGCCCAGTCTGTAGCCTCACCGGAATCGAGCATCAACCGAAGCTGATTGATCGCCTCACGGTTCTTAGTGGTGGCAAGCCACCGCTTCTCCTTAAAGGAGTAATACTTTTTGTCCGGGTTCTCCTCAAGAACCTCATCCGCTTTCACAGTTGCTTTCTTCCACAACTCCAAAGCGTTACGGGACTCCTCACGCCCCGGCCAATCCTTCAAATCGAACACCGGAACAACCTTGCAGTCACAGTTCGGATGCCACTGATCCATGAACTCCGACAAATCCGCGCCCTCGTTGATGAGCTTCAAAGCCTCACTGTCAGGCA